CGGTTTACCGCAAACCTGATCGTTGGCGCGACACTGTCAGCATGACGGTTGATAACGTGCCAATCTTCGCCCGGTCTTATGAATACATCCGCAACTATTGGCCTGACGAGGCTGAAACTGGCACGCCCCAATTTTATGCGGATTATGACTACCAGCACTGGATCATCACGCCGACACCGGCGACTGCCCAGACCTGGGAGATTTTGTATTACGAGCAGCCTGCGTTGCTTGGAGAAGATTTCCAGACCAATTGGCTGACGGAATATGCCCCGGATGTGTTGTTGTATGCGACGCTTCTTGAGGCAACGCCATTCCTCAAAAATGATGAGCGAATACAGACATGGCAGGCAATGTATGATCGTGCGGCCCAAGCGTTGAACGGCGAAGATTTGAAGCGCATCATGGACCGCAGCGCCAGCAGGAGTGAAGCCTGATGACTACTTACGTTGATGTTTTTGGCGGCGCCAATATCTATCCAAGCGAGATTAGTTACAGCGCACTAGCCCTGACGGTTGATGTTGTTCTTTCCTGGCCGGAAGAAACGTCAACTAATACCAACCTTGCCACCAAGATTATGGACATCTCGGCGGCTTCTGCCGGGCGAAGCATCTATCTGCCTGACGCCAATAAAACTGGCACGGGCAATACGATCCTGTTCAATAATACTGGCGCTGAGACTATCACGATCCGCAATGCTGGCGGCACGCAGGTTGTTACTATTGCTTCCGGTACCTTGTGGCAGGTTTATCTGACCAACAACACCACGGTAAACGGCACTTGGCAGTCGCTGCAATATGGCGCGACAACGTCTACTGTTAATGCCTCTTCGCTTGCCGGCACGGGTATTGTGGCTGTTGGCACTCTGCTTAGTCAGTCTGTGCCCATCACGACGTTTAATTCCAGCTACACTGCTGGCGCATCTGACCGGGCGAAGATGTTTGTCTGGACGGGTGCTGGCGGTACGTTGACGCTCCCATCTGCGACGGCTGTTGGCGATAATTGGTTCATCTATCTTCGCAATAGTGGTTCTGGCGCGATTGTTGCTGATCCTACCGGCGCGCCGACAATTGACGGTCTTTCTTCTCTCAGCTTCCAGCCTGGGGAAAGTGCGATCATTGCCACTGACGGCATCAATTTCTACACGATTGGTTTTGGTCAGAGTGCGGTGTTTGCCTTTGATTACACGGTCATTGATGTTGCCGGGTCTGGTAATTACGTCTTGGCTGGCTCTGAGTTGAACCGCATTGCTTACAAGTTTACGGGCGTGTTGACCGGCAATAGGAACATCATTGTCCCGGCTACTGTGCAGCAGTATTGGGTAAACAACGAAACGACTGGCGCCTATACGTTTACTGTTAAGACGTCCGCCGGAACTGGCCAGAATTTCCAATCTGGTCAGCGTGCGATTGTTTATTGCGATGGCACGAATGTGGTGGATGCCGATTCGTCCAGCTTGTCATTGCCTGTCGTGATTGCTGATGGCGGCACTGGCGCCACAACGGCTTCTGCTGCCCGCATTAATTTGGGTGCAACGGCTGTTGGTGATGCAATATTTACCGCGGCTAGCACGGCGGTTGTTTGGGCCACGCTTGGTGCAATTCCTACTGTTGATGGTGGCACTTTCTGATGCCTATCCAAACGGTTGTCCTCAGATCAAATCCTGGGATTAAGCGGGATGGCACGAAGTATGAGGGCGACTTTTATGTTGACGGCCAATGGATGCGCTTTCAGCGTGGTTTGCCGCGCAAGATGGGTGGCTATCGGTCCATCAATAAATATCTGACAGAGATTTCACGCGGGTTTACTAGTTATACCCAGCAGCTTTTGCAGTATTGTCACTCTGGTGGCGCCTCAAAGCTTGAGCGTTTCACCATTGACGAGACAAAGAATAGTTCAATTATCAGTGACCGCACGCCTGTTGCGACTGCTGCTTATGGTTCTATCACGTTAGCTACTGGCGCTGCTGGATCTGTTAATTCCGTGACTGTGAACGGGGTGACAATCACATCTGGCTCTGTTGCTTTCAATACGAGCCTTTCACAGACGGCGACTGATTTGGCGTCTAACATCAATGCCTATACGTCTTCGCCAAATTATACGGCAGTGGCAAATGGTGCGACGGTTACCATTACAGCGTCTACGGCTGGATCAGCGCCAAATGGTTTTGTCGTTACTGCATCGTTGACCACGATCACGGCGACTTATGTTAATATGAATTACGGGTCAGATGGTTTGGATACGTCTGCTTTAAACCAGTGGATGTTCCAATACATGTATGACTCCTCTGGATATGGAAACTCCATCATTGCTCACGTTGCTCCGAATTTGGAGTGTGTTTGCAATGACGAGGGGGGGCAGATTTTCATTGGCGACAATCTTGGAACGGCGCCTTTAACAGAAATCATGATGCACCCCAGTGGTAATGCCACGGGCGGCGTTGTCGTTCTTCATCCCTATTTGTTCTATTATGGGACTGATGGGGTGATTGGCCATTCTGTTGCGGGAAATCCAACGGATTTGACGGGCTCTGGCAGCGGTATTAGCCGCCCTTGGGGGCAGAAAATTATCAAGGGCATGCCGTTGCGTGCTGGTTCTGGCACCGCTCCTGCTGGCTTGTTTTGGGCCTATGATGCGGTCATTCGTGCTACGTTCACGGGTGGCGCCACGATCTTTCAGTATGATGTCATCGCCACTGACACTTCCATCATGTCTAGCCAATGTGTGGTGGATTATGATGGGGTGTTTTTCTGGGCTGGGGTTGATCGGTTTTTGATGTTCAATGGCGTTGTGCGTGATGTGCCCAACCAGATGAACATCAATTACTTTTTGGACGGCTTGAACAATAACCACCGCAGCAAGGTGTTTGCGTTCAAGGTTCCTCGATATGGCGAGATTTGGTGGTGTTACCCGCGTGGTGATGCGACTGAATGCACGCATGCTGTCATTTACAATGTCCGTGAGCAGACTTGGTATGACACCGAGTTGCCGGCGTCTGGCCGTGGCAATGGTCAGTTTAACAATGGTTTTGCTGCGCCGTTGTTGACTGATTGTATTGCGACGGCGTCTGGCTATCGGGTGTGGATCCACGAGCAGGGCGTTGATGAGATTGACGGGCAGAATGTACGGCCGGTGCAGTCTTATTTTGAAACGGCTGACTTGTCGTCGTTGCCTGCCGGCAAGAACAATTACTTGCGGATCACGACGATTGAGCCTGATTTCATTCAATCTGGCAACATGACTGTGCAAGTTACTGGCCGTGCGAATGCAAGGGCGCCAGAGGTTTACAGTTCGTTGTTCACATTCCCTGACAGTCCTGAAACGCCTCATGAGCAGATTGTGATGCTGAAGGAGCAGCGGCGGGAGTTGCGTGTTAAGTTCCAGTCTTTTGAGGTCAACGGCGATTATCAGATGGGTCAGATCATTGGCCACATTGATACGACGGTTGTTGATAAGACGGTGCTTGGATGAGTATTCGGGTTACCCTGCCGACTAATATGTCGTTGCGAGATTGGGCGGATCAGATCAATTTGGATCTTGATCCGTTTGGTGCTTTTGGTCGTCTGGATGTTGAAACTAATTGGCAGAATTGGGCCATGCAGTTTTTGAATAATCAGACGCTCAGAGAGAATTTTCCGATACCCTATGATTTCGCTGATTGGCGGGATTGGGCTGAACGGTTTTGTCAGGTTTTGGAGTAGATAAGATGGCGATCCGCGATCAAATCATGCAGATGGCGCAGAGTGATCCTCGGTTTGCTCAGGCGGTTGACGCCATGGAGCAGGCCGTCATCAACATGCCTGTCACTCCAGAGGACTTGGAAGAGGTTATTGAGCTTCTGGAGGTCGTTGTTCAGGATCCGTCCAAGTATCCTGAGATGCGTCAGGCGGCGATTGATGATGGCGAGATTGATGAGGATGTGCTGCCGCCGCAGTTTGATATGATTTATATCGTGTCGCTGCTGGTGGCTTTGTATGGCCTTCAAGACCGCCTAAGCCAAAAGGGGTACGCTCGTGGGGGTCTGTCTGTTGCAGGCCGCCGGCTGGCTTCTAAGGGGCGTGGCGGTGATAGCGAGCTGGCGCATGTGAACCCACGCGAGGCTGAGATGTTGCGCCGGGCTGGTGGGTCTGGCGGGATTAACCCGGCCACTGGTCTGCGCGAGTATAAAATCAAGTGGGGTAAGATCCTCGCTGCTGCTGCGCCGATTGTGTTGTCTTTGGTGGCGCCTGGGCTTGGCACGGCTATCGGCATGTCCATCAGCGGTGGCCTTGGTTTGGGTCTTGGCGCAACAGGAGCAAGCATTCTTGGCGGTTCAATTCTTGGCGCCGGCAGTTCTCTTTTAAGCGGCGGCAATCCGCTTCTTGGTGCCGTTTCGGGCGGCTTGGGCGGTGGACTTGGCGGTGAAATTGGCGGCCTTATACCTGGGTTGCAGGGAACTGGCTTTGAAAACATAGCTGGCACCAGCCTTGTGGGTGCTGGTACAGCCGCCGCTACTGGCCGCAATCCTTTCAGTGGCGCGCTGCGTGGCGCATTGGGTGCTGCTGCTGGTGATTTGTCGGCCCAAGCTGGCGCAAGGCTTGGCCTTGGCCCTGAGCAAGCTGGTCTTTCTCGCGGTATTGCTGCTGGTGGTAAGGGCTTCGGAATTGGCCTTGCGACTGGCATGGATCCCAAAGCTGCTGCCGTTGCCGGCGGCTTGAGCGGCTTGGCTGCTGGTATGATCAAGCCTTCTCAGGCTGTTGTTTCTGGGATGCAAAATCCCCCGCAGAGCATGGCAGAGGCTGCTGACCAACAAGCTCTGCAAGCGGTGCAAAACCAAACTATTCGTTTGCCTGATGGCACTTTAGCTCCAGCACCTAATACGCCGGGGACTTTGCCTGATGGGCGCCCTGGAACTTGGCAACTTGATAACAATACTGGGCAAATGAAATTACAGCCCGTGCCGGGTAGTTATCAGGTAGTTAGGGGGAACATTCAGTTTGTTCCTCAACAACAAAGCCCCAGCCTTATGAACGCCCTTCGCGGCGATCTTGGTCTTCCTCCGGCTGCACCAACCGCAGGCGGCGCTGGTGGCGCTGGCGGCCAGGGTGGCGGTTTGCTGGGCAATCTGAATTTGGGCACCCTGCTGGCTGGCGGCGCGGCATTGGCGGCGGCTTCCGGCATGGGGTCTGCGCCGGCGCAGGCGCAGCAGGCGGTTGCTGGTCTTCCACCTAATCAGCAAGAATACTTCAATCGCCCTGGCGTGACTTGGGATTGGGGCCGCATCCAGCGTGATGCTTCCATGTCTGGCATGAGCATGGGCCAGTACATCGCCACCAATTTCCCCCGGTTTACCTCCGGCCAATACAACGCCCAGCCGACAACGACTGCGCCTGGAATGGCGCAGGGTGGTGCGTTAAGCGCGGTAGCCCGGTTTGCCCGCGGCGCTGGCACCGGCAGGTCTGATGAAATTGATGCAAAATTGTCCGATGGCGAGTATGTAATTGATGCAGAAACGGTGGCCATGCTGGGCGATGGGTCCAGCAAGGCTGGCGCGCAGAGGTTGGATCAGATGCGTGAGGCTATTCGGTCCCATAAGGGCAAGGCATTGGCCAAGGGTAAATTCAGCCCGGATGCTAAGTCTCCGCTGTCATATCTGAAGGGAGTTGCGTGATGGGAAGCTTGTTTGAAGGGGAACCCAAGACGGCTTCCTCTT